TATACAACAAGATTCTCCTTCGAGCGGAGATTGAGAAGCTGTTCATGGTGCTTTTCGATAACGTCTTTCGTCCTACGCCATTTCAAAAGAGTCTTATCAGAGGGAGGAGAGAGAATGAGTTCTGAAACATACGCCAGAGAGTTGGAGGATCACAGCGGGTTTATTGTCGCTCGGACCTCCAGTGCTCGGGGTTGGGAAGAAGTCCTTGGTTTGGGCAATACGCCTGAAAGCGCGTGGAATGACTATCTTGAGCATAAAGAAGGACGCCGATGAGTATCGGACTACAAGACAGAGAATGCTCACGTAGGGGTATTTATCCCGTAGCGTGTTGCAAACCAGATACAGATTGCGATTGCCGCGTGGGGGAGATGCATCGCAGTACATGCCCTGCGTACAAACGCATAACGGACGAAATGGGCTATTCAACCCATCTGTATGGCTCTCACAATGCGAACAGAAGTACGCTGGCTGTCCCGGAACGCACTCATTCTCGCGTATCTTTTGTCCCTGGCTTCCCGATGTACCCAAATGGCTGTCCGATCCTGTAGAAGCGCTACAGAAGGCCAGCAATCAGGTTACCTTATGCACATCTGGCTCATGGAATATTCTTTCAACGTGTTCTCAACGACTTTTCAACGCTCTCAACCACTTAAATACCAATATTCCAACGTAAAAACTCTCAATCTACTGCATAGACACCAAATCACTTGAACCAATATTCAAACACCGATGTGATATTAGAATCATTGGATTGATCTTAAATACAGATGCTGATTCTAAAGCCGTTGAACTTATCTCCAAACACCGACTTTGATCTATACGTCTGCTCTGTCTGCGCGATCTTCACTGGTTTTAGACAGCCAGAAAGGCCAGTTTTGAGGCAACATCTGCTGTTTTACCGAAACAGTTACTAATTAGTCACTGGAGCGTTTACTGATTCTATTGATCTTACGTGTGTCAGGTGTCCCGATTCCCCGGGCTGGTACTTTTGGGCGTTTTGAGGCAATGTTTACCAAATATACAATAGTAGTCTACTTGTTGGACATACTGGGTCTTGTGGTGGTGGCCGGTGTCTGGCTGTACCCGTGGTGTTGGTTCTCTGTCCTCAGATGCTCGCGCTCCCTCAGGTTCGTCTTGAGATGTGTCTTAGCTTGGACAGGTAGTCCATTATCCCGGTGTCTGACATGATGAACCACGGCAGACTCACAGCGGGTTCTCGGTTGGTATGTGACGATGCTGATCGATGTTGTCCAGATGTAAGACTGGTTTCTTACCCAACGGAAGAAGGTCTGGATAGAGTATGGAATCGCATCTGCGTATGACTGCCGTCGAGGGATACGAATCTGATTGATAGATATACACCTATTAGCCGAAAAGACGAAAATGATCACAAATGTATACACAACCGGCTCCCTCTGACCCCCTGTATGGGACCAGAACCGGATGGCCAAGCCCCCACCCTGCCGTAGGCGCGGAGGCGTTTAGATCAGCTATACCCATGCATAGTTTATAAAAACCATTGACATTTGCTAAAAATAAATTAGGTTAGATTTATCCCAGTAACCCTACAGGTATGGGATAGGAGAAAACGATGGCAAATCAGGTAATGTTGATGACGTATGTTCAGGATACGGTAAGTCCGGAGACGTTGGACTTTGTGAGGGGACAGTTGGGACCTCTTGGTATTGAGTTTGTGTCGGTTCCTTACTCGAAGGGGAAGTCGGAGTTAACGAGTGAGCCATTTGTGAAGACGTTTGATGTTGAGGAGAGTCCTTCGTATCAAAAAGGCATAAAGGAATTCAGGCAACATCCATTTGGTACGGCGATTGAGGTTGAGAATCGTCTTCGTGGGATGACTTTCAGTTTGGATGAGGCCAGGCATCTTCATGTGCTGATTAGTCAGGCGACGGTTCCGACCCAGAAGGATGAAGCTATTGCGGTGCCTGGGGAGGTAAGTGTTTTGCCTGAGGCATTACCGGTGAGATCGCGGAAGACCTTCTTTGATCACAGGAAAAAGGAGCGGGAAGGTTTCAATGTCACGAATTGTCCGAAGTGCTGTGGTAAAGGAAGGGTACGAAAACTTGGGAATACCAATGTTGAATATATTCCGTGCGGAACGTGTAACGGTACCGGCAAGGTAGAAGTGGTTGGGGATGTTGATTTGGGAAATGCAGGGCAGAAAGGATTCCAGGGAGCGGTCTCTGATTCTGTATCGAAGGAATCCAAATAGTGTTATCCCGCTTATGGTGAGGCGGGAGAGCCGCCTACGGTCTCATAATTGACTCTTGAAACAAAGCGGGATTATCAAGTGATGTGATTGGTAGTTGTCTGAGATTGGACAGGTTGTGGGAGGACATGAGATGCGAAGGATCATGATATGGATTCGATGGAAGTTGGATTTGATCTTTCGCCGGAACAAGTGGAAGTATATTCCGGATTTGCGTGATAGTGTTGCTCCGAATCTGGAAGAAATAAAAGATGTGGTGGGGATGGATAAAGAGACGTATGCATTTATAAAGCAGCAGGTAGTTCATGAGCAATGTCCGAAGGGAACTGTGTTGCTTATGTGCTCACGTTGTAAGGGTACTGGAAAGACATTTCTTTGGCCGGATGAGGAATCGAGGGCGTTGTGCCCGAATTGTCATGGGACGGGAATGACTATCATGTTTGGGATAAGGGAGGGGAAAAATGAAGAGATATGACGTGGACAGCAAGATGTTGAGTTCACTTTCGTATGATTCTTCGAGTGGGACATTGGAAGTGGAATTTCCAAATGGGACCACGTATCAATATTCTGGTGTTCCGAAGAGCGTATTTGAGGGTGTTTTGAATTCGGGCAGTGTTGGAAGTGCATTTCATGGACAAATCAGGAACAAGTTTGTTGGGCGGAAAGTGCGATGAAAAAGCTGAAATTCCAGGAAGATGAGAGCATTCGAGCGATAGTGAGCACGGCTGATCCGGTGAATGATGAGCCTGAGAATCGTCGTGTTTTGGATGCCTGTCAGGAGCGTTTTGGGGAAGTAAGAATGAGGATTACGTGGGGTGCTTACGGACCTGGGACGACGACTAAGCCCACGCCTCGTTACTGGTGGTTGTTGGGTGAGAATGCAACGGTAATATGCAGGAATTCTGATGTGGCAAACTGGTTTAGGGCGGAATTGAGGAATTTCATTCAGGATATGGATGGAGTTGTTTTGAAGGAGTCAGAATGATTTATCCATGGTTCCCCCATGCTATCTGTCAGGAATGTGACTACATGTTGCCTGCGCGGAAGAATGGTGTCGGGATGTTTTCGTTTTACCATCCCAGGGCAGATGAACTTCCGGAAAATACACACCCTGATCTGGTGGAGAAGTTCAAATCCTGCCCGAATGCGGGTAAATGGTTTTCGTATCATCCTTTAGAAAGGATTCAGGATGAGAAACTTTGATCCCATCAGTCCTTTGATTGGGCCTGTTCAACGAGTGGATGCCGGAGATTTTTTCGGGTTAAGGAAGGAATATCGGCGTTGTGCCCTCAGGACATTGCGGCAGAGGGAAGGATACAGAGCGCCGGTGTTTGTTAACGGTCGGTGGATGTTTTTGGGCGATGACAGAAAATATCATTGCCAGGCGGTTGGTCATCGTAAGCAGCCATCTGTGGAGCTTGTGGATGATTTCTGGGGAGGAAGTAACGCCCCATTCGAGACGTTGAATTATGTAGGTGGAGTACCTCTGGATCAGGAGGTTAAGGACCTGGAGCGTGATGCGAAGAACTTCCAGCGTTCGGAAAATGTGTCTTTTGGTGGGAAAGAAGTTCCTTGTCCTGACCTGAAGATTGAAAATCCGGGAGACGATTCTGAAGTGGACACTGCGATACAGGAGTACATCAAACGCCATGCCAAATGAGATTCAGCAGATTTCACCTGTCCTTACTGTCATCGCGGATGGTGACGAGTATGTGATTCAGGTATCAAAAGCGGTTGGGAAGCGCCTTGGAGCCATTATCCTTGGTCAGATTCCTGACGCCACTCGCGTTACCTTTATGGATGAGTCGGGTGTGAAGGTGTTCAGAAACTCATCTCCAAAAAAGGTGTCCGGGATTCCTGGAAAGGCCACACAGCCTGCTTATAAGGACGAACCTGATACAGAGGACCTTCCTGGATCATCGGAATCGCCAGAGGTTATAGATTCTCCGGATATTCCGGAACCATCCCACCCATCCCATTCATTGCCACCAGCATCTCAGCGCATCTTCCAGGACAGTTCTGCCCCACCGGCCCCTGAGTTGGTTGAGGAAGAGTATCAGGCGGTTCTTCGTCAGGAAGAGATTGACGCAAGGGAACTCGCCCGGCAGGAACAGTTGAATCGTCAAAATCCTGTTCCAAAAGAATTGCAGAATGCTGAACCGACGGAACCTCCAGCGCCAAGGAAGAGAGAACCAAGGGAACTGGTAACGGACAATTCGGTGTGTGGACGTTGTGAAGGTACAGGACAGATCACGAATGAGGCAGGATTCAGCGGTGCCTGCATGGTCTGTAAGGGTAAGGGTACAGTGAAGGCGTGGGGAAGGGGTCGTCGCTCACCCTCATCGGGTACAGATTCTCTTCATGCAAATGCGAGGTAAGCAGGGTCAGGGAGAAGTAGGGAGAGGCAAAAATGGGTTGGCCCATATCAAAAAAGTTTCGCAGGTGCGGTACAAGGGAGGAAACGAATCGTGTAAGGGACGAAAAGCGTCGCCTGAGAATCCTTAATCTTTGTACGCAATGCAAGGTAGAGCCTCGTTCATCGACAATGACAATTTGCAAAAAATGCAACTGTGAGAGAAGGAAGAAAGATTTCCAGATTGAAAAAGTCAAAAAGATGATGAAGAAGGCAGAACTTTTTGGAGGGAGATGTGTCAGGTGCCAATCCTTGTTAACTTCACCACTGACCAGAAATAACATGATCAGGTATCTGTGCGACTCCTGTTATAAGTGGGTGTGGGATGAATATCGGAGGACCTACGCGGAGCGCCCATATCTGACCATTCACAGGCTCATCATGCAGTTTAAGATCGATCACGGTATCCTTCCGGAGAATGTGTGGAGGAGTGTACCAAGAACGAACTCATGGAGTAGACGATGACGAAATTGCCCGAATGCCGAAATCCTCAACATCCATTTGGTATGCCGAAGCAGATGATCTTTCTGGAGGAGAAGGACAATGCTCTTGTGTTTGCGTGTCAGGCTTGCAAAGACGTAAACAGGAAGCTGTCTGTTCAGATTATTACCACAACGGCATACAAACGAGCGGTGAGAAAGCAGTTGCAGGCTCAGGGGCATTTGATGACAAAGCCTCCTGAGATTCGTCATCCTCAGATGCGACAGGCTCCAAAATACAGGATGGAGTGGGATGAGGAACGTCGCCGATCCAAAGATGGCAGGTTCGAGTTGGTCACCTATCGTAATCTTGGAAATGGTGATTTACAGGTCCAGATGGCTGTGGACGGCGTTCTTGCACCTATGATGGACGATCACATAGCCAGCAGGGAAAAGTACCCCACAGACAGGGAATACTTCGCAAGAATCGCTGAATCCAGCGAACTGATGATCCATCTCTATGGTGATGCGCGTCAGCCTTTGAGTGAAGAAGAAGTACAACAGCGTCAGCAACAGGCTTTTTGAGGATGAGGAGATAGCATGACAGAGTTCACGGTAAATCGCCCAGGAAGAAAACCGAGAGAACAGTTTGCAGACAACGGTGATGTACAGGCAACGGATTACAAGCGTCAGAGTGAAGCTGTTCGGACTTCATGGCTGTTGCGAGATGCAAAGGAAACGGAGATACGAGACTTCTTCAGGAATCTCCCTCTCGAACAAGGTATGTCCCAACTGGCCAGCGCAAGAAAGAACATCGAACTTGCGGCGGAAGTTCTTAACCAGCGTATCGGTGAGGAAGCATCCAAAGAGGTATGTTCAACCTGCGGAGGTCCATCGAAACGAAAAGATGGTCTATGGATTCAGCAGGGAGTAAATCGTGATCCGGAAACAGGGATTCTGGTCCCATATCGGTATTGCGATGTTTTCTGCCTGAGGGCGCACAACCGGAAAGCTTTGATGCCAGAGGGCGCTTCTCCAATCGCTGTGGACGGTACTGAGATGGGGGATGTTCGATGAGTTATCAGGATGAGATTCAGGAACGTATCGAGAAGCTTTCTCCCGGTCCCAATGACCTGCTTATCGTTCGCACAGAAGCGGACATGCAGACAATGATAGGGATGAGTCATCAGGGGATAGGATTTTCAAAATACGCAAATCCCGTTCTGTTTATCGAGGGTGTACTTGAGAAGGCAACGGAAGAAGATTTGCTCGATGCCCTTCGTGTAATTCGAGAGTTCAAGAAATCTGTCAAAGAAGAAAATCAACCGGTCGTCAAGGTTAACTGAGGAAAATCATTATGCCGTTGAATCTGGATCATGCCGTAAAATTCTTCGGCAAGCTTAACATCCGCGACCGTGATACGGGTGTAATGATTCCATTTCATCTTCGTCAACAGCAGTTGGAAGTAATTGAAATGGCGAAGGAACATTTGGCCCGTAAGCGCAGATTGTACATTATCTTTCTGAAGGCTCGACGGGTCGGTCTGTCTACTCTGGCAACAGCTATGGGACACGCTCACTGTGTAGCCTATCCAGCCGCAAAGGCTGGTGCCGTAGCTCAGAACAGAGAAATTGCAAAAAACAATTTTGACATGGCCTGTGACTTTTTTGGAGATTTGGCCGGGGTTTACGGTAAATCGGTTCAAAAGCCGACGCGAAGCGAACTCATTTATCCTCATAGTGAGGGCAGACCTTCTTCGTTCAAGCACTATACAGCAGCGACGATTCATGCAGCGCGTGGACTCACCTTCTCATCACTTCACTTAACGGAAGCTGCTTTCTATCCGTATGAAGGTGTTTTCACTACGTTGATGAACACCCTCTCCGTTGATCCCAATAACCAGTGTTTTATCGAGACCACGGCAAATGGAATGGAGGGACCAGGGGAATCGTACTATCAGTATTGGAATGCTGCTGTTTCCGGAGATAACGAATTTCTACCCATCTTCCTCCCATGGTATGACGATCCAGCATATGTCATGGACCCATCTCTGGCAAAGGATGCCCCACGTGACGAATACGAACGTTACCTGATGCATGACATTAAACATTGGCGTACCGGGAAAAAGGTAAAAATCGGGAAAGACAGAATTGCATGGTATAGAGAAACTCTATCGACCAAATGCGAAGGAATGCTTGATGCATGGAGGGCCGAATATCCTGCTTGTGTCGTGGAGAACACAAGAGTATCAACGGACCTTGGTATTGTACGCATTGATGAAGCGGGTAATGCACAATCGACGGAAACGGGACAAGTGGAGAAGTGGGGTCCTCAGCCGATAAGTCCTGTCTATCGCATGACAACAAGACGTGGAAGAATCATTGAAGGCACATTTGATCATCCTGTAAAAACTGTTTCCGGACAGTGGAAATGGCTCGGTCGCCTGTGCCATGGTGAAGAGATTAAACTTTCTCGTCCAATTTTTGCAAATAATATTTACAAACACACATGGCATCCCGTTCCTGGAATTGATGCTTCAGTCACGATTGATGATCGTTGGGCGCTATTAATGGGGTATTTTATGGGGGATGGATGCTGGTATCGCGGAGCAATGGATATTTGTTGTGATGCAAAAGACCAGGATGTGGTCAAAGAGGTATCTGACCTTTGCGATGAAATCTTTGGGTATCACAGCTCGATGGAAGTTTTAAAAATGCAGGGTAAAGAGGGGTTTACGGTTGTAAAAACAGGAGGCGGCGGGACGGAAAATGCGAATCCTATTTCTATGATCCATGTATTCCAGGAACTCGGATCGCTCAACAAAATATGTGTTCCGGAATGTATCTGGCGTTCTCCTCGCCCACAAGTCGCCAATTTTCTCTCCGGTTTATTTGAGAGTGATGGAACTTCTGGTCATGACAGCATAGAATTTTCAACGTCGCATGAAGAATTTGCCCGTGATGTTCAGATTCTGTTGCTCGGATTCGGAATCAATTCGAGTATCAAAAAAGGAATTAAGAAATCCGGTATGGGTAAAACATATACGAATTGGCGGCTCCGTCTAAATTTACTGGAGGCTATGAAGTTTGCTTCTGAGATAGGTTTTCGAGGCGCACGGAAGAGCAGGAACAAATACAGAACCCCGGATATGAATCTTTCTGTATATCGTGAATCGGAGGCGTTGGAAGATTCTGTAGAAAGCGTGGAGTATCTTCGCGACGATGTTACTTACGACTTCACAATCAAGGATGTTCATTGCTTCGGTGCCAATGGAATACTCACTCATAACACTCCATCTGAAGCGTTTGTGGCTACGGGTAACCCTGCTTTTACGACAGAAGAACAGCAGTTTGCAGAACATAGCGTGGAAAAACCCCCATTTATTGGACGATGTGTATTGACTGAGGACAGGAAGCATGGAGAGCTTCAAAAAGATTGGGAAGGACCACTGTGTGTGTGGGAAAGTCCACAGCCAGGTCACCATTACTTTGCCGGAGTGGACAGTGCTCGTGGCGAAGAAGCCAACCGTACTGCTGGAGATTATGCGGCAATTTTTGTGTGGAATGCAGAAACTGGGAATGCCGCAGCAAGATTTATGGACAGAGTTGGTCCTGATGAGTTGGCAGAACTATCGGCTGCGATTGGATATTACTTTAACTCGGCTTTGCTGAATGTCGAATTGAATGGACTTGGTGCCAGCGTCATGAAAGAATTGCGCGACCGACTCAACTATCCAAATCAGTATGTTTGGAAGGGGCGAGATGATCGTGTAAACACTGCCAGACCTGGAGTTGCATACGGATTTGAAATGTCTGATCGCTACCGCAGGATGTGCTTCAACCTCTTTCGGTCAGCATTGCACAGAAAAGAGGTAACCCCCAAGGACAGAATCCTTGTTGACCAGATGCTGGCGGCAAAGCTGGAAATGAACTATCGGTGGACAGTAAGAGTTGGGCACGACGATACATTAATGGCCGCTTTTCTGGGATGGATAGCCAAAGAGCAATATCACCCTCACGTTTGCAAAGTCCATCCGATGAAAAACCTTTTACTTTCAAAGGATGATCTGGAATCCATAAAGTTGCCCGGGATGAGAGCGGCTATGCCAGAATGGACTAAGGACGGTCTTGTAACGGCTCTGGGCGGAATTTTGCAAAATGGCAATGACCACATCAAAATGCTGGATCGTTACAACAAAAGAAGCAAGACACCACAACGGCTTGCAGGAATTTAAGGAGGAGGTCATGGATGAAAGCATATCTGGAGAGCGGAAGAATGATTCTGGAGTTCGACTGCATCGAGTTGGAAGCGATACGAGGATGTTTCGCGATACAGGTGCCAGAAACTCCATCGATTCAGGCAATGGTTCCAAAATCTTCCGCCCCACGGGTGATTCTGACAGACGCGAGGATAGCGGAGATAGAATCCCGGAGGGTTCAGGAGAAAATACTCCAAAGAAACGAGGAAGAAATGCAAAACAAGCTTCAGGCAGGGGTACTTCCGTTTCGGGAACAGGAAAGACCACCGGGAGTGCCGCTGAAGACATCTCCCCGTCTGGAAGCCAGGAAGACGGGACAATTTGCGGGGGAACAGCCGATCAAAGGAACAGAGCCACAGAAGGTGAGAGACAAAGGGCCAGAGCAATGTTCCGGGAGATCGGGAGCAGGTTTAATGAGAATCGGAAGAAATCCAAGGCGAGTGCCTACGAACAATACCAACGGGATTTGATGGCTCATTCTGAAGAATTGGTCATGGGGGAAGCAATTACCCTGAAGGAGCTAACATCAGTTATCACTGACTTGGAACAGTATATGAGAGACAATACCAGTGATCAGGGTAAATCGCAGGCGCAATTACTCGCAGAATGGCTGACGGTATCTGTTACGGAGATAGAACCCAGTATCGCCGCAACCCCGGAGAAATAAGAAAAAATCCAGTGATACGCTTCAGAAAAGGAGTGTTCTCATGGATAGGGCAAAGTATCAGACGACGGCTCCCCCTGAAGAGAAATCCGGATCGGATGTTCAGGAGTGCGACAAGTTCTCAACCGAACGGAAAAACTACCATCGGCGCGGGAAAATGCCCAGTGGACGTTCCGGAAAGGGCGTTGTCGTAAGCGCAAAACGTAGCACATTCAAACGTGTTCGCCGGAGGTCGTAAAGTCATGGCTGGAGACAATCTTTGGATTCAGGACGCTACGGAGAAAATGGCCGACAAGGGCACATTGGGGAAATTTGGCAAAACTACCGCGAAGAAGGTTTCTCGCGCAAAGAAAAGTGGCGGTGTAGAAAAGAAGAGAGCCATTTTTGCCCAGAACATGAAGAGAATTGCAAAAAAGCGTAGTGGAAAGAGGGCGTGATCATGCCATTACGTTCTGGAAAATCGAACAAAGTTGTCAGTGAAAACATCCGAGAGATGATTGAATCGGGTCATCCACCCAATCAGGCTGCTGCTGCCGCGTATCGAAAAGCAGGAAGATCACGGACAAAGAGATCAGGGAAACGGAGATAATCTTTGAGCAATGTTTATACAATTTCTACTCGACGGAAGTCAGACCCGGACGAGTACCGTGATCCCCGAGCACGCCACATAGAAGAGTGGGTACGTGCTTCAGAAGAATATCGCAAAGACAAAATTGGTGAAAAGGCATTCAAGGATGCTGAAGAACTTTACAGCATGAAGGATCAGGGAGGACCTTCCCCGAGTTTTCGTCCACTGATTCGTATCCCAATGCTGCAAAGGATCATGCTCGAAGAGGCAAATCAGATTTCTGATACTGTCCCACAGATTTATATTTTTTCTGACAGCAAGGACAGGGATAAGGAAAGGGAGAAAGCTCTTCAGGCCCAGTGGTATGCAAGTAAGGTGAATCAGCACATGCTGATGGCATCGCTTACAGCGCGTTATTGCGGGACAGGAATTCTTGTTGCGGGTTTTGACCCGGATTTGCGTAATGGCAAGGGTGGAATGTGGGTCAAGTCCATAGATCCCCGCCTGGTAGGTTTTGATCCATCGGTCGATTATACCTGGGACCCTTCATGGGTATATTACGGGACGTGGATGAATCTGGACGAAGTTCGCTTGCGCTGGCCCGAGACAAGTAAGCATGTCAGAGCACGCAATGGAGGCTCACCCGCATCTCCTCTGTCCGGAGATTCCGGATACGGTATTCAAATGCCTTCCGGTCCGATGAACTCTATTCCCGGTATGCCATTTTCCGGAGGAACAAAACGCTACTCTCAGGACACGAGTGTTTTGGTTCGCCATGTTTTTTGCAAAGATTACACACGTGAAATGGTGGAAAAAGCGGATAAGCCTTTGGAATCGGAATTGATCGATCCGGATATTATCCTGAAGTATCCCAATGGGCGTTGGCTTGTGGAGTGTGAGGGAGTCATTCTGAGCGATGGCCCCAATCCTTATCCCCGCCGTTCTGACATCATGGCACCCCATTTCCCCGTGTTCCCTGTATGGTCTCTTCCTGCCCTGTATGGTGGGTGGGGAGTTCCTGTAACTTCCATGACAATCGATATGCAACTCCTTTCTCAGAGGCTTTATACGCAGGCATTTGAGAATTGCATCCGTCTGAATAACGGAGTCTGGTTCGTACCACAAAATACGGGAATAGACCCGGAATCATTTGGCGGACTGCCCGGCGAAGTTGTCATGATCAATCAGGGAAGTCAGGCTCCTACCTGTGTTTCCCCCAATGCCCTTTCGTCTACGGCAATGCAGGTACCTGAAAAACTTCTTCAGCTTCAGAATCAGGTCCTGGGATTTGGGGAAGCACGTCAGGGAAATCCGGGTGCAGGAAATATCTCCACAGACCTTTACGATGCATCAGTTCTTCAATCCTCCGGACTTTTGCAACTTTCTGGAAGGCTTATGGCCGGAAGTTTGCAAATGTTGGGCGAATTCATGTTTTACACAATGGGCCGATACATGGGCCGTCAGAATATGCCTCTTCGCGGGAGGAATGGCATAGAGATGGCGGAATGGCAGGGATTGATTCGTCCCGATCAATATGACGTTTTGCTTGATGAGGCATCGATTCGTCCTTTGAGCGAGGCAGTTGTCCGCCGTATGACTCCGGATTTGATGAAGACGGGCATCGTGGCTACAGAGCGCGGCCTGCGCACGCTGGGCTATCCGGGAGCAGAGGAGATAGCGGAAGAACAGAAGCATAATCTGGAATTACAGGCTCTCGGTCGTGTAAAGGGAGGGAAAAAGTGAATTGGTCCTGCCAATGGTTAACAACCAGAGAATTTGCCCGTCTTATGGGGCGTCCGGAAAGAACGGTTCAGGAATGGGCGCATAACGGGACACTGGTTGATTTCGGAATACCAGTGTTCTGCATCTCCAGAGGTCGTTATAACCATCGCCATTTCATTTATGCCCCCAAAAGCCTGTTTGTGAAGTAGCGCCGCAAACACCCTCTTCCCATAGCACATAGACCGCATTAGCGTAGATACAGATAAGCAGTTTAGAACTGCTGAAAGGGGAAACCATGCGTCACTCGAAGAAAGCCGCCCACCGCATCAGCAAGCGGAAGTAATCGTGGATGAATGGAGCAGGAATAATGACCGGAACGAAATCAAAAATCGTGAAGGATTACGGGAAACCGAAAGCGTTCCTGCGCACCATGAGAGCCAAGATCGCCAATCGTGGAAGTAAACGCCCGTAGACGAAATTGGGTAACCGGAGAGTTTGTAGCTGGCCTTCGCGCCACTCTCCATTTAAACAGCGAAGGAGGTAAGCACATGGCAAAACGTGGTGGAGTTCGTACCCGTCGTCGTGCTACGCACCGCAAGTAATATGCGGTAGAGATTTAACCGGGGCCGGTTGCTCTCATCCGGCCCTATACCCCAGGAGGGTGAAATGGAAAAGTCCACAAAAGTTGGTTCTTTCGGGAACACGTTCAACGCCGAGATTTTGAAATCGCCTCTGACTGTTGGGCGTCCGTCGAATGAGCCGGGTCCGGATGTTTACAACAATCCCGTTGCTCGTCCGAGTGATCCCCTGGGATTTATCCCTGGTGATTCAAAGAAGGCTGGAGGTCGATAATGGCCAAGTCAGTCAAAAAGCCTTTCGTTCATCGTAGCAGCGTGAGACGTCAGACACTTCCTTCTTCGCCACGGCGCACAAAGCGCTGGTAGGAGATTTATGGCTACTGCTGGATTACCTGCGGTTTTGGCTCGTCAACTGGTTGCAAAACTTGCTGGCGGGGCTGCGCCCGGAACGAATCAGGGTGGGGCATCACCGTTAGGGGCTTCGGCACCTGCGGCAATGAATATGCAGGCCGGTGGAAAGCCTGGAAGCCAGGCAGGAGATCAAGTAGCACGTCAGCTTTCCGAGCTTCAAGGGGCCGATCCGGGGGCAATGCTTCAACTTCTCAATCAGGTCAAATCAATCATTGTCCCTCTTTATGTCCGGAGCGCATTTCAGATGCCCGGAGTAGCGAGAAACATCGCCCAAGCTCAAAAGTACATTGACAACGCAATCAAGGAAGCAGAACAGGCATCTGCCACAGCGCAGACTGTTCAGCCTCCGATTGCCAACAATGCCTCAATCCCGAATCCGCAAAGTCCTGGGATGGGTGGCATGGGTCTACAAGATTTTGTCTCTGGAGGAGGGACACAATAAATGGCACTCAAAGACATTATCAACAGCGCGAAGTATGGCGATGACATGGTTCTATCCTTGCCAGATGGGACTACTGCCACCATTGGCGAAATGCGTTCCATGTCGGCAGAAGATCGTTCCGCTCTCGCACAGCGTCAGCAGTTGGTCGAACAGGCCGAACTGGCAGTCGCACGAAAAGTTCAGGAATTTCAGCAGGCCGGACTGCTTAGCGATAACGGTCAGGTTGTCAACATGCCGAAAACGGATAATGAAATCCGTTCGGTTGCTGCATCTGAGTTGGGTCTTGATCCCAATGATCCTTTACTCGGTCCTGTCGTGAAAGAGTTTAAGGCGGAAATGGCCAAGAGAGATCAGGCTATTGAGTCTATGAAAAATGAGTTTGGATCGACGCTGAAAACGATTGTTGGCGTGGTCCAGACTACTGCCAAAGCGTATTTGGATGATCGCTATCAGAGCGACTTCCAAAAGGCGAAGAAAGACCTCCCCGCCGGTGTGGACGTGGATTATCAGAAGGCATATGAATTCGCTGATCAGCATGGATTTAAGGACCAGTATGGTCGCCTTAATATTGCTGAAGCTATCGACCGAATGACTTGGGAAGATCGCAAAAAAGCGGAACGTGCTGCCCTGAAGGAGTCGGCTCAGGAGACTATCGAGAACAGGGCACGTATGGCCACTGCCAGCCGCCCCCGTACATCCGGCCCACAGAATCACCGTCCGAAAACAGACTTTGATCCGTTTGAAAAGGTCACTCTCCAAAACGGAAAGACTCGCGAAGTTGCGAAAAGTTTTGATCAGGCGCTTGCGGAAGCATCCAATGATGATGCGCTTTTGGAATCCGCACTCTCCACAGCATCTTTTGGGATGGTGCAGTAATCCTTCCCGTCAACTTAACCCTTAACTCGTAACAAGAGGAATAAAGCGATGGCAAACAGCGTAGTTGGACTCGGACTTGCGTCTCCCCCGGTTCAGCTTTCCAACACCGTCAATTCGATTTCCCAAAAGTACATCGTTCCGGTCTTGGGCGACAACGTGTTCAAGCCATCCCCTGTATTTTGGGCTTTGACGAAGGAAGGCAAAAAGTTTGGTGCTGGCGAACTGATTTTCCCGGAAATCTATCAGGAAGAGCTTCCTGGTGGAGCTTATTACGGGGATCAGTTGCTCGATACCTCTGTGGTTGATTCCGTTCAGCCCGCGAACCAGCAATGGAAACCGTATCGTCAGCCGATTGTCATCCCGATTACGGATATTATCCTGAATCGTGGTGGCGCTGGCAATCTGGACATTATCAAGACGAAATTCCAGACCGCCTCGGCCAGCTTCCTTCAGAAATTGTCTCGTGCTCTCTGGCATACCAGCCCGCAGAACACGAGTCTGGATGTTGACGATCTGAATTCCTGGGTTGTTTCGACGACCAATACCATTGCCGGTATTAACCGTTCCACCGCTGCGAATGCTTTCTGGCTGGCGGCTACGGCTATTCCCGGTGGCGGTGCCGCTCTGTCCGCCGCTATCGCGGAACCCGGCTATCAGTCAGTCGTCTATGGGTATGATGAACCTGACCTGTTCGTTATGAACAACACGAGTTATGCGGCCTTCAAGAACACCTATGTGCAGCTTATTCGTTTTGGTCAGGGAATGCAGGACGATGAGGCTTTGCAGGTAGGATTCCGCAATCACTTCCTGTACAACAACGCCATTGTGGTTGCTGATCGTTTTGCAACTGCCAATCAGGCCCTGTTGCTGAACTCGAAGTACATCTTCCCGGTCTTCCATGAAGCGGATTATTTCAATGTTGATCCGTTCCTGAAGCCCTCGAACCAGCGAGTTCTGGTCAGCACGATGTATCTGACCTGGAACCTGTCGTGCATCGGCCCGCGCTTTAACGTGCCATACACCAACATTGTTTAAGGAGACAAAACCATGGCATTACCTTTTGTTAATCCGGTTTCACAGACCATGCCGGGATTTGGCTCCGGCTCCTTTTATGGTTCGGCAACGCAGACCATTACGACGACTGCGGGACTCACAACCCTGACGATTGCGAATACCAGCACGACTCCAAGCACAGGAGGTACTCCGTTCAATCCGGGCGGTGGACCTCCTCCGTCTCGTGGCAAGGTCCGTATTCGCACCAACACGGTAAACGCCTCCACCACGACCGCGATTACTATCACGGCTACGGATGGGTCCAGTGTTTTGCAAATTGGTCAGATTCCTGCGACTGCTGCCGGAGTTGCCATCGATGA